TTTCACTTGACTTGACATTCGACCCTTCTGGTGGCAATTACACTGCAACTGCAATCATTGACCCTTCAACATTGACACCCGGACTTTCTTATGAACTTTGCGGATATTGGTCCGAATCACAACCTTAAAAAAGCGAATCATGTCTGACCTTTTTGATTCTTATGTTTCACCTTTCACTGATGCGATTGCGTTTTGTGACCTTTCTGATTTGTCATGTGAAATTCAACCAACAACAAGACTTCTTTGTGCGGATATTTCAACCCTTTGCGGTTCTGAAGATTGTTCAACATTGATTGTCAACAACGGCATCGGCCTTTGCGATTGTGGTGACACATGGAATGCAGAATGCTGCGGAAATGACACACCTTTCTTCATTCCTTTTCAATCTGGTGACCAGTTTGATTTTCAGTTTCAACAACCTTTGATTGTGACCGGTGGCGTTTCAAGCGGTTGGTCTTCAGACGGAACACTTGACACCAGAAATTCAGCGGCTTATTTTGAAATCAGGTCTTGTTGCACTGACACACTTGTTTCAGTTGACGAATCTTCATGGTCTGATGTTGTTCAAAGTTTTTATGTTGGAAAATATGAAACCACGAATCTTGACGGCACAATAACGAAGACACCGATTCAAATGATAAGGTTCAACTTTGAAGCGATCGCAAATCTGATGAAGGCACTGAACCTTGAACCGTGTTTTTACTTCAAGTTTTGTTTTTCAAAAACTTCAGGTAAAATTCAAAACCCTTTGAACCCTGCGAACATTGATTGTTTTTGTTCAGAACCCTTCAAACTTGAACCTTGTCTTTCAGGTGAAAAAAGGTCAGTTTTGATGTCTTCACTTTATTCTTCAACTGATTGTTTTGGAATGTACTACGGCAACCAGTTTGTCAATACACTGGGCGGTTCGCCTTTTGTTTATTCAAATCAAATCAGGGTTCCGGCAGTCTTTGAACAAACAAACTTTCAAATCACGAAGAACATCATTTCTTCATCAAGAAAGACAACATCAACTGAAGTGTGTGAAACATGGGTTTTGCGTTCATTCCCGTTGCCTTTGCGGTTCATGAAACTTCTGGTTTCAGTCATTGCGGGTCGTGATGTTTTCATTGATTCCAAAGAATACAACTTTCAAGGTGAAGTTTCAAAAAACAATGAAATCGGAACCCGCTGGTTCACTGAAATTAATTTCGAATATTGCGAATGCTCAAAAAATCTAACTTGTTGACATGATAACAATTGAAAACATCAATTCAGTTCTGAAAAATTCAAACTTCAGACCCAAAAATTTTGAACACTGGCAAAAGGTTCGTGAAACAATGTTTGTTCACACTCGTGGCAAAAAACCTGAAGGAATTCTGAATGCAAGAAGACCAAATGAAGACCCAGACGTTCAACGATATCGGTTAATGATTTACGAACCAATCACAAAAGGTTCAATGAATCGGGCAATTGACAAACTTTTTCGCATTTTCCAGAATGCAAACTTTTCAATTTCTGTTTCTGATGAATTGAATGAATACCTGAACACCAGAAAGTTTGACGGTCAGTTTTTTTATTCGTACATTCAGAAGTTTGTTGTCAGAAGAATGATTGAAGACCCGAACGGTTTTCTTATTTGGATTCCTTCAGGTGAAGGTTTGATTGACCCTTCAGTCAAGGTTGATGTTTCGCCTTTGTTGGTCATGTCTGAACACATCAAGGTTCTTGAAACAAACTTGATTTGTTGGAATGCACCAGACGAAAATGTTGAAGTCATGTCAAACGGCAAGAAATCAAACACTGGTCTTGTTTATTACACTTTGACTGATTCAGGTTTTTTCAGGTCTTATCAGGTCGGCACTGGACAAAACACCAGATTTGAAACCGAACTTGTTTATTTGCACAACATTGGTCAAGTTCCGGCAATCATTCTGGGCGGTGACCTGACAGACGAAGACTTCTTTGAAAGTTACTTTTCTGCATTTGTGCCTTTTGCAAATGAAGCGATTCGCCAGTATTCAGACTGGACGGCCGTAATGACAACAAGTGCATTCCCGTATCGTGAAGAAATTGCAGAAACATGTTCTGCGAAAGGTTGTCGTGACGGAATTGTTTTCAATCATGAAAATGATGAACACGAAAGGTGTGGCACTTGCAAAGGCACTGGTCGTGTCATTTCAAGGTCGCCTTTTGGTGTGTATATTCGTGAAAAAGGTGACGGCGTTCTTTCAGACAATTCAAGTTCTGGTGAAGCAATGTTGAAGTTCATTTCACCGCCAGTTGACATCATTCAATATTCGGGCGATGCGTGGCAAATTCTTCTGAAGAAGGCTGAAGAAGGTCTTCATTTGAATGTCATAAATGAAGCACAATCAGGAACGGCAAAAGAAATTGACCGAGAAGATTCATTTTCGCAATTGACAAAGATTTCAAACAACATCTTTGATGAAATCATTTTCAAGTCTTTGATGTTTATTGAAAATTACAGAAATGTCACTGAACCAAAAGAACCAGTCATTGTCAAACCGATTTCTTTTTCAATGAAGACTGAAGAAGACTTGATTTCTGAAATCACAAAGTTGACAGACAAGAACGCACCAGTCGCCTTTTTGGTTGAATCAACCAAAGACCTTGCAAAGAAAAGGTTTTCAGGAAACAAGGCCGTCACCAGAATGGTTGAAGTTCTGGTGTCTTATGACCCTTTGTTCAATTTAAGTGTGAAAGACAAACAGACCCTTCTTGCATCTGGAACAATCAAGAAAGAAGACCTTCTGAAATCTTTGTACGCATACAAAACACTGACGAATCTGGTTGCACAAAACGGCACTGAATTTCTTGAAAACACACTTTCAGACTTGTTCACTGCACTTGATGTTGCAATGAAACCAATTGTTGAATCGTACATTCCGAAAACCGTGATTGATGTTCAAGGTTTTGGTCAGGACACTGAACTTCAAAGACAACAAGCGGAAGCGCAAGCGAACTTGAAAGGTTCAGTCGGTGGTGTTCAAGGCATTCTTCAAATTCAAGAAAGTGTTTCACAAGGTTTGACCCAAAGAAGTGCGGCACTTGCGTTATTGCGTGAAATTTACGGCATTGAAGGTGCAAAGGCTGAAGAAATTCTCGGCAACCCGATTGTTGTTGACATTGACAATGACAATGACAATGACAATGAATCAAATTCAATTTAATTCATGGCGGAATTCACCGATTCAATCATTTCAATAATTGACAAGAAAGACAAGTCAATTCAGGCATCTGAAAACAAGTTGTTCAATAAGTTGCCGCCAACAAACAAAAGGGTCTTCAAGGCGGTCAAAGACCTGATTGACAAGATGAATGTTTCAGGCGGTTACCTTGAATTCGATGAAACAAACATTGACCTGATTGCACAAGTTGACAAGACCATTGTTGATGCGATTCAAAGTTCTGGTTTTCCTGATTCAGTTGCAGAATACTTGCGTGACTTTGACACAATCAAAAAATTCAACATTGACATTCAAAAAGATGTCAATGACCTTTCACCTGATGAACTTGAAGACTTAATCAACCCGATTCAGAAAGAAGTTGTTCAACAAACACTTGACGGATTGACTGGGTCTGGTGTCAACACAAACTTTGTTGAACCAGTCAGACAAGGCATTTTTCAAAACATTGTCGCTGGAACAACAAAGGCACAACTTGAACAATACTTGACAAACTACATTGTCGGAAATGGTTTGACTGACGGACTTCATTCAAGGTACGTGAAGCAAGTTTCACGCGATGCCTTGAACCAGTTTGACGGTCAAGTGAATTCAAGAATTGCAGAAGAATTTGACCTTGATGCATTCCGTTATGTTGGTTCACTGATTGAAGATTCAAGAAGTCAGTGTGTTCGTTGGGTCAAGAAAAGAATTCTTCAGAAATCAGAACTTGAAAGCGAAATCAACTGGGCGACAAACAATGGTTCAGGCATGATTGCCGGAACAAACAAAGAAAACTTTGCAGTGTATCGTGGCGGTTACAATTGCCGTCATTCTGCAATACCTTTCAAGTTGACACCTTCACAAAAGAAAAGACTTGAAGAAGACCAGATTGAAGAACAAGTTGAAACTGAAACCAAAGTTGAAGACCAGATTTCAGAAGTGACAAAGAAGGTTGAAACAAACCAGAAGAAACAAGAAGAAATTCAGAAAAAAGAAAGTTTGAATGAAGAATATTTTGTTTCGACACAAGATGAAGAAATCAATCAAAAATTCTTTGATGTTGTTGCAGACGCTAACGGGGCGGCAAGACTTCAGAACAAAAATTCAATAAACATCGGATTGTTGGACATGGAACAATCAAAAGACCTTTTCAGTGAATATTCTTCAAGTCTTTTTGATGACAAACAATTCGCAGACCCTTACGTGATTCCGGTTCTTGATGAAGGAACTGCGGGCGCATGTGGGTCATTTTCAAGAACTGGTGAAACTTCAGGTCTTTCAGTTAAAATCACAGAAGGTGACAAAATAATTCAAAAAAATTATTCAAAACAATTGATTGAATTCAGTGAAGACCCGAGAAGTTTTTTATTGAAAAACGAAAAAATTTACAATAAACTTTCAACTGCACCTTCATTCAATTCAAATCAATCAAAAAACAATCTTTTTGCCGACGGCATTTATAACAGAAAGACCGGCGAAACAAAATATAAAATCTGGGGCGTTGATTCAATTGCACAACTTGAAGACAACAATATCGCACCCGTAATCAGTCATGAATTTGGTCATTTGATTCACAATGAATACGACCCTCGTATCAATGGCGAAAGGCAAAAAATCGTTAAAAAAGCAAAACAAAGACAAATCAAACTTTCTGATTCACCAACCGCATACGGCGAAACAAACTGGTCTGAATTCTGGACTGAATCATTCACTTCTTACATTTATGCACCTGAATGGTTTGAAAAATATCACAAAAAAGCATTTGATTTTTTTCTCGAATTGCTTGATGAATACAAAATTGACAGAAATTCAATAATTCAATACAAATGACAAGGGAACAAAGGCAAAAACTTTCAGCGGCAACCGATATTGCAGTCAGAAACAATGACATCAATGCACTGGTTGACATTTATTCAATAATTCGTCAAGACCTTAAAGAACAACCGAACACTTTGGGTTCAGAATGGTTCTTGTCTTCAATTGATGTTTTGCAGTGGCAAGCGATTCAAAAGAAATTGAAAAAAAATAAGTAGTTTTGTTGAATCAAACATTTCACAAATGGAAAAAATAAAAGTCATGAATGTCAGAACCGGAAAGG